ATATGGAAAAAGCAGTAATTAGATTAATAGAATCTAAAGTTACAAAAAGAACTGCTGTTGAGGCTAAGTTACAAGAAGCAGTTGAATTTTTCCCTTCATGGAGATTTGATGCAAGTCGCTCTGGTGGTAATAGAATAGAAATCCTACAAAAAATAATAGATAATCAAAAAGCAAAATTATCGGAACAAACTCCTAAGTATGAAGGCGCATTTGGCACAAAAGAATTAAGAAGTGAAGTCGAAGCAAAAGAGATTGAGAAATTATCTGATAAATTACAAAAGACAATAAATGTAATAACAAAAACAGTTGAAGCATTAGAAGCAACTAAGATTTCTAATAAACCACTACAAGAACTGATAGACACATACAAAGAAAGATTAAACGCATTAGAAAGCGCATTAGAGAAAACAGGAGATGAAGAGGAATGACATGGAATTTTTATGATGATGAGAAATTTATTCTCAAAGAAAAGAAAGAAGTAAAGAAAGAACTACTAGAAACACTAACACCTAAAGAAAGAAAGAGAATTAAAAAAGTATTACAGTCCTCTGAACCTACTGAGTTCTTTGGTCAAGACTTTACTAAATTAGGTGATTTAGTCGGAGAACTGAAGTCTTTGAACTTTATCAAATCAGATGACAAACTAAAAAAGAAAATGAAGGGGATGGATGAGCGCAACATTGATATTGTAGCGTCAGCATCGAAACTTCGTAAGGAGTACGAGTTACTCTATCGGCAATTGCGAGATTTAATTTATCCTAAAGGTAAAAAGGGGGAAAAGAAAAATGAGTGAAGAAAACAAAGTTAGTAACGACATTTTGGCTATATTAAAAGCCTTAACAGATAAGATTGAAACATTAGAAAGAACGGTATATGCAAAGGATAATTTGCTAATGAAGTCTGGTTTAGTTGTTTCTCAAAGCCCTACTCCTTCAATGGATAATAAGATTTCTTCACCTGTTGGTGATGTTGGAAGTATGGATTGGAAAGACATTCATAAGATGGTAGAAAACGTAGGGGGTCAATAAAATGAGTTGGGAAGGTTTATTGAAAGCAAGAAAAGAATGTTCTTGGTGTGGCAACCCTAAAGGTTGGAATGGTAAAGATTGTATTAGTTGTAATAGAGGCGATTATGAGGAGGATTGATATTATGCCAGAAAGAGTAACAAGAGAAGAAAGAATGGTTTCTTTAGCCATTGAAAAAGCAAGAAAAGCAAAGCAAGAATTAAGTGCTAAAAAGCGAATGAACATTGAACCGACTCAAGTTAATGAGTTTGATTCAGAAGTAGAAGTTCAAAAGATTAAGCGACCTAAAGTTCAAGATGCTTCAAAGATTACAAATCAAACTCAAGATAAAGAAGGTTATGGTTTAGCAGGGGAAACTTTAAAGAAACAGGACTTTAGAAAAGCGAGTAGAGAATTTGAAATAATCAATAAATACATCATGTTTTTGAATAATACTTCTAGTGATGAGTTTATAGAAGCAGTATTCGGAGAACCTTATAGCAAAATGGAAAATCACAGAAAGGACTATGTTAAAAAATTTATGAACGAAAGAAATTCAACAAGGCTTTGGGGTATGTTAGATAATGATAAAAGACAAGCCCTTATTGATGCGGCTATGAAAAAATACGGCTAATGTGATGATTCATGCCTCTTCTCATTGAAAAGGATAACGATTCTTCTGAAGAGATTATACGTCTTTTTGAGAAAACAAGAGTTGCTTATCTATCTGCTCGCACCGACCCTAAAGAATATGGGAATAAGTGGCGTAAAGCAATTGATAACATAAAAGAACTTTATGATTCTTTATCTGAAACAAGTAAAGAATTAAAACAATTCGTACAAGAAGATGAATTAGAAAACAAAGAGTCCAAAGACCCAACAAGTAATATCGCTGAAAAGATTTACAACGGTATCAAAGAAATGAGATTTGGTTCTGAATTAATATCAGACCCTTTCGCTAAAAAATTCAAAGGTAATGTTCTTGAAGCATTACTGGATTCACCAGAAACTATGGTGAAATTCGTACACTATGCTTTAAGGGCTGACAATAAAGCCCTACCCAAAGAGATTTGGAGCATTAAAGACATGAAACCCGACACGATAACAGAGGGTCTAACGGGGCTTGACATAGACGAGGATGACATACCTCTATACATTATCGAACAGTACGGAGATGGAAAAGACTCAAAGAAGGTAGAAAGCAAAGTACACGCCGCCCTTGAGATATTAGAAGTGTTATATTTCTCAAAGTATGATAAAGAAGAATTCCTCGACCTTAAAGAAATAGAAGGTATTGAAAAGGCTGAGAAATCAGAAGAAGAAAAAGCACAAACAGACTTCTTAGTTCCTAATAAACCAATGTATAGAATATTTGACATCGAAGATATGAACGAACTAAAAGGATTTAGTGGGGAATATATCGTTCAAGAAAAGTACGATGGTATGAGAATACAGATACACAAAACAGATGACAACGTAAAGGTGTATTCATACAATGGTAACAATATATCTGATAAGTGCAAAGAACAGATTCAAGAAATGAAGAAGAAAAAATACGGAGATTGTATTCTTGACGCTGAATTAATCCTATTCGACAAAGAAGAACCACTACACCGAGCAGATACAATTGCTCACGTCTTTAAGAATAAATATCCCGATGCTAAATTAAGAGCGCACGTCTTTGATATTATGAGACATAACGAACAAAATTTAGTTGAAGAAGAACTTAAAGATAGAATTGTAATATTATTCAACAACTATTCATCTCATTCAACAGAAGCAATAGAATTCCCTTCTAAGAAAGATACACGAACTGCTGATAACTTGAAGGATGTGAAGGAGTATTCGGAGGCAATTATGGAAATGCCTACTGCCGAAGGAGTAGTAATCAAAGACTCTACATCTACTTATTTTATAGGAACTAAGAAGAATCCTAAGTGGGTCAAGTGGAAGAAATTTGTAGATTTAGATTTAATTGTTTTAGATAAGAAAACTACAAAATCAGGATTAAATTCTTATACTTTAGGAGCAGGGCCGATTGAAGGAGAAGGTAAGTTCTTTAAAGAAATAGAAGGGCAAACCTACATGAATGTAGGCAAAGCACTTAATACTAAAATAGAAGTAGATATTGGAGATATTATTAGAGTAAAGGTAGATGAAGTCAAAAAGAATGACGATAGATATACGTTATTCTCTGCTAAGGTTATTGAAGTACCAGAAGTAGATTATCCTGACAAAATAGTTACATTAGAATTACTTTCACAAGATACTAAGAAATCCTTGAATTACGATGTAAAGGCATTGGAAAAAGGAGTAAGAATTACTGATTATGTTCATGGAGAAGCAGATATTATTATCAAATCTGATATGGATGGCTTTACTATTTATGGCTTTGAAGAAAGCAATTTAATGTCTAAGAATGCTTTAGCAGATATTGATATGTGGAAAGCACAAGCAGAAGAAATAATGAAAACAAAACAATCTAAATTAACTCAGATTGCATTCAATTATCTCAAAGAAGCAGGTTCTAAAACACCAAAGGAATTACATAATTTCTTAATTAAAAATCATAAATCGGTTTACGAAGATATATTAGAAAGTAAATTGGACAAAGTTAAGAATTGGTTTTCGCAAAGAGATGGTCTTTCTTACGATGATAATACTAAAAAATTATTTGCAGAGGAAGATAAGTTAATTAAAGAACCAGTACTAAAAGCATACAAAACTCCTGAAGAATACAGAGAAGGACAATTTAAAGTCTATCTCAGAAAGGATGAGAACCTAAATATTAGTATGAAATTGTCAGATGAGAATATCAACTGGTTTGTTAAATTAGAAGATAAAGATAGTATATTTGACTTGTTTGGTAAAGCAGGTAAATATCCAGCAGAAGTAGCAAAGACTTCATCAAGAGAAAAAGTAGTTGATTCTGGTTCTGTGAAATTAGGTGTTCAAAAGGAAGGTTATCATGAATACTTTTTAGATGGTAATAAATTTCAAACTAAAATTCATTTTAGAGTAGTAGAAAGCAAAGGCGATAAAATGTGGATAGCATGGACTGGCTATAAACAGACCCCTGCCGACGACGACGACGACAAAGGATTGTGGAATATCTACGACGATAGGTACAATTCTTTGACCATTCCGAGTGAATAAAGCGTGGGTATTATATACTCAACGCTGGTAAAGCAGTTTGAACGACATGAGTATCAGTATCTCGCCTACTAGATATGATGATTTTAATATCATCAAAAGCGATGAACTCATGATTGGTGGATATGCTTCTATTGAAATAGTAGATAAGCAAAATGATTTAATCACATTAAAAGCATTAAATGAAGCAGTTCAGAAGTTCATGTCAAAACCCGAATATAGGAATGTAATGACTAATCATTCAAATGTTCAAGTTGGCGAAGTTGTAGATTCACATAGAGATAAAACAGGGAGATTGTGGAAAACAGAAGTCGATGATGTCGGTTTCTTTGTTGTTATCAAATTAAGAGATGATATAGAAAAAGCCAAAGAAGTTGGCAGAGGAATCCGCAAAGGGTCATTAAGGTCTTTTAGCATAGGTGGACAGGCATTAAAAAAGTCTAAGAAAAACCATACTGAATTAGGAGAGTATAACGAAATTAGTAAGTTAGAACTCCATGAAGTAACAATATGCGAAAAAGGAATTAACCCCGAAGCGAGATTTGATATACTAAAACAAGATAAAGGAGAGAACAAAATGTCTGACAAATTAGAAAAAGCATTAGAAGAATTAGACGCATTGATGGATGAAGTTAATACGTTGAGAAAGGAAGAAGAAGAAGAGGTTATGGATGATACCACAGAAAGAATGGGTAAAAATCCTAACTTAGAAATGGCTGATGGAAAGGAAGATGAAGAAGAAGAAATGGATGAAAATTCAGAATATTCGGCATTTGATGAAAAAGAACAAAAGGCTTATCTTCGCACATTAGACGGCGCAGGTAATCAAATCGGTGAACCTGCTGATAGAATCGTTATTAATAACGGTAAGCCAACTTCATCCGATATGCCAGTAGTTAAGGCATTCGGAAACAATGAACTAGAAACTCTTGATTTGAGTGTTTCAAATGTTGAAAAGGCATACGAAGCATTCCGTCAAGAACAACTTGAATCACTTGCTTACGATAATCTTCAAAAGTCTTTTGAAGTACGATTCGCTCAAGAAAAGAATTCAAGAGAAAATACTCTCGCAAAGTCTCAATATGATGCGGCTTCCGAGATTGCATCCCTAAAGGATGAATTTACACAACTAAGAAAGTCTTTGACAGCAGAGAAGGAAACAATCCTAAAGGCTCAAGAAGATTCAATTATTAAGGCTCCATCTATTGACGATATTGCATCAATGGATTGGTCGGATATTCACCGCTTTGTCGGGGGAAACCAATAAGGAAAGGTGATTTAAGATGACAGGATATATTAACACAATTGCAGATTTAGAAGCACAAACATACGGAACAGGAACTTTTGCAGGTAATTCTTTACTAAAGCAAGCAGGAATGGTCGGTGGAATTCATACAGGACATGATGGAAGTCCAGCATTTAGCGGTTCAGCCATTTCAGATGTTTCAGCACTATACAACGTAGTTTACGGACAAAAGGTTTGGTCTATGCTAAACCGTGAAGTAAACGCATTATCAATGATTTCAAAGCGACCATACACTTCAAGCGGTTGGAGAGTATTAAAGTCAAGACCTGCTGGCGGAAGCGGAAATACTTTTTCTGTTGATGCAAGCGGAACTGCTTCTTTAGCGGAATTAGGTTCTGATTCTCCAAGAGCCGATTTAATTGGTGGTGTTCCAGAAAATGCAGCATTATCTAATTCAGGAGATGGATTGGGGCCAATTGCACCAACATATGCTCAACTAAACATGAGTCCAAAAGTTATTGCTCATCAATTCGATTTCAGCGAATTAGCAATGGAAATGGCTCAAATTGATGATGGTATTGGCGATATTAGAGCGCAAATGCGTGAAGATATGGGTAAGCACCATGCAGAAGTTCAGAATAAGATGCTTGTAATGCCTTTGGAACATTATGGTGAAAGTGCGGCAATGCCTAACATTGGTAACAACTTGACTTCATTGAATAAGGTTATTACTTCAAGAGCAGAATTACTCGCTATTGATGGCGGAGTTCTTGCTACTGATACTGCTTCTGCTTCAAACGCATTAGGTAAGATTTACGGTAATGAGAGATTTACTGCGGCTTCTTACTTAGATGCTACAATTGATTTCGGTGCTGGATATGCTTCAGGAAATGTTCGTTCATTAACTCTAACTCTGTTGAATAACATGATTAGAAACCTAAGACTAGCAGGTGGTTCACCAAAGGTTATTCTTACTGGATATGATACAATTCAAGCACTTGCTGACCTATTGCAAAGCCAAGAGCGATTTATGGATAGAAAGGAAATTGTTCCTACTGTAAACGGTGTTCGTGGAACAAAGGGTCAAGAAATTGGATTTAGAGTTGCAACATACTACGATATTCCATTGATTCCTGTAAAGGACATGGCTACAACTGGTGGTGCATCATCTAAACTATCTGACCTATTATTCCTTGATACAGACCATCTATGGCTTTCAGTTATGAAGCCAACACAATACTTTGAAGATGGTATTGGCAACGGAAACCCATTCGGTGTAGGAACTCTCGGAAACAGAGCATTATACCGAACAATCGGAGAAGTCGGATGTTCTTTCTTTAAGGGACAGGGTAAGATTACTAACGTACAATGAGGAAAAAAAAAATTAGGAGATGATTATTATGGCATGGACAACAACATTATTATTTGAGATGAACGTAGAAGGAAACAGAAAAATGCTATTCGGTAAGACAACAACCGATAGTGCAGATGACGACATAGATACTGGATTAAAGCAGGTAGATACATTTTTACTTACTCATTCAGGAAGCGCAGTAGAAGCGGCGGCGGCAGTAATTAAGGAAACTTTACCTTTATTACCTAATGCTACTACTCCTGCTCAAGATGGCAAAATCAATGTTATTTGCACATCAGGCGATGTACTATATTGGCAAGCAATTGGTTTCTGAGGTGATTTAATTGACTAATACAGTAACTATTCTAGCAGACCACAAAGGTTTTGCTAGACCAAGAGTTTTAGGCGATGAATACGTTGTTTTAGGACAATGTGCTATTACCTCATTTAGAACAGGAACTACTTCTTCTGGAACAATTACCGCTAATGCGCTTGATACACCAAACAATTACACAGCAATTGGTTCTGAACCATTTGGTGATTTTGTCGCTAATGACCACTTTGTTGTGGCAGGTTCCCATAGTAACAATAATGCTCTAATTGCTAGAGTAGTTAGCGTTGCGGGGGCAGTATTAACTGCATCTTTTGTTGATGATGACGATTCTGGAGGCGGAAATGAAGTATTTACCCATGCAGGAGAAAAGATTTTGGCTTCTTCTTTTGGCCTTTCAACAATTAATACTGTTGAAATTGTTGGTCAATCGCAAATAGATAAAACTTATACTATGGGAGCATTAAGCGCAGATAAAACCTTTTTCTACCTTTATGCTTTAACTACTGGAAGTGCGGCTACCGCATCTGCATCATTGCCTAGTGGCGATATTGGAACAGTAGATTTAAGAGTTACAGGTCTTATTTGAGGTGATTAAATGGTTTCTGTCAAATTGACTGAAAACAGTCGCTTAGGCAGTAGGTGTGCGATTGAAGGATTAGAACGGATGACTGAGATTACTCAGAATGATTC